AACTCTTTAGCCAAAACCAAAGGGTATCTATTAGTATCAGGACTTTTGAGGAGGCTGTAAAATAAGTGTAAATGCTCGCTGAGGTTCATATCTTATCCCCTACTTCGCTGATTTCTTAGATTTTATCTTTTTCTTCTTCTCTTTTGGTTCTTCTTCCACTGCTTTATCAGCAGTTTCTTCTTTTACTTCTTTAGTTTTTTCTTCTTTAACTGGTTTAGCTTCTTTTAGCTCTTTTCTTGTTAATGAGTCAGCCTTCTTTTTTCGTTCAATCGCCTTTTTCTTTATTTCTTCGGCTTGGTCTCCGATAATAGGCATATACTCGCCTGTTTCTATCAAAAGCCTTGCTCCATCATCATCGGTTACATCACAGATAAAGAAATTCTTTTCGTCAAAGGTGAACCTCTGATGGCGGAAATCGTGAGAAACAAATGAACGAGTCCCTGTGTAGTTTAATAACATTATTTTTATCCTCTCAAGAGGGGATAGATTTTACTCTACCCCCTCATTTTTTATTTTACTGCCACACAACATTTACATCAATCTCTCCCCCACTTACAGTAACAAAGTCAAGATAGATACCTTCACTAAAAGCAACACCCATTGAAGGCATAAACTCATAAACATCGTCTGTGTTACCAAAGGTAAAACTGAGAAGAGGGCAACCATCGCCATCAGATGTATTGTCAAATTGCACTCTATCACCGCTGGTTACTCCATCTGTGGTTATCATTACCGCATAGACAGTACCAGCTGATGCTTTTAACTGCGTATCGCCAGTTGTAGCATTACCTATAACATTTGTGCCGTTGACTCCGTGGATTTGGTTAATGTAAACCTTAGCCGCACCACAAGAATCTACTTCAACACAATCACCACTTGATGCGTCAGCAAGAGCCATAGCAGTCGCTGGCGAATTATGGTAATCCAACTCATCCGCACTGTCAGCAAAAGCAAAAGAGGAAAAAGCGAACACCAAAATCAATACAAGAAATAATCTGATTTTTATATTCATCTTAATACCCCCTATTTGGGTTAGACGCAAAAGATTCCATTGTGAGGTAATTAGGTTTATTTCCATTAGAATCTTCAATCGCTTTATTTCCCCAAACTGCTTCAACACCAATACCGAGTTCAAACCCATAATCTTCTACTTCAGTAGTTGGATTTGGATGCATAGCCCAACTTCTGGCTAAGATTTCCGCTCCAAAACCAATCTGCTTAGTAATTTGATTATATTGAGTTATAATCTCACCATCTGTATATGCAGAAGCTCCGCCTGCCGCACCGTCAGCACCATAAGTAGCACCTCTTGTGCAACCGGTAAACGAATAATCTTCTTTACCTGTATAGGTTACAAATTCCCTTGAACCGTCGGAATTAACAATACAGATAGTTCCAGCGTCATCAAAGTACCTTGTGTAATCTACGCCGTCAGTGCTATCTCCTACGGTAATAGTAGTTACTATCGCCGTGTGAGTGCTGTATACACTTGCTTCAGGTCTCAATGGTGTTCCTTGATCTCCAGCTAAACCATAGTGAGGATAGATGAGACAACCATTGTACATACCTAATGCACCACTAATTAGCGGATTAGACTCTCCTCTTACGAGGGCTTCGCAGTTACGTTTTACCCATACTGCATCCGCTTTTAGGTTGTATTCATCCATCTCTGAAATAGCTATCCCGTAAATAGGGATTTGCTGTTTACCTGTCTGAACTATACTGATAGGTATTGCTCTTTTTCTAATTAAAGCCAATCTTAACCTATCAATCTCAGTCGTACCAAAACGACAGCCTGCATCCAAAGTTGTCCTACCTGTTGCATCTCCACCGTAAAGGGTGTCAGGCGTTGCTGTAGAAAGCAATTCCGTAAAAGAATCAGAATCTTTCTCTTGAGCCAACCAATCTGAAAGAGCTCCATTACTTGCTATAATCAAGTCAAGCAATGCTTCTTTCTTGGCTTTTTTGGTAAAACTAACAGCGTTTCTTATCCAATCCACACTTACATCGAACTGTGAAAAGGTAAGTTTACCCTCGCTGCCCTTTAGGGTTGTTTCCCCTGTTACTCCAGCATTTCTAAGCCTTGACTGGACATTGATATGAACGAGGTCGCCAGGTTCTTTAATGAAATCGTTTCTAAGAATAAACGGTTTCCTTGAACCTTCCGCCCCTTCAAATCTATCCCAGAAAGACTTATATCTGGCATCAAGCCTGACTTTGCGAGCCCATTTCTCAGGGATCAGATCCGCAACATCAGTCTTGGTCATTACATTTAAAGTTGCCATTCGTTATACTCCTTATTTTTTACTTACTTAATATTTGCTTCTTCATTAGTTGTCTCTGTTGGTCATCAGGCAAGTTATCAAATTCAGCGTCAGTTGTGTCTTTATTACCTTTTGACCCGCCACCTGCACCTTTACCTCCGATGATATAAGAAGTTTTATCTTCTTTAGGCTTTTCCTGAGACTTTACGGGACTAATGCCTAACTCCGCAGCCGCTATCTTCATAGCCATTAAATCACAATGCGGACTAGCTGTCATAGCAGGGTCAGCTTTCAATATCGCATCAGCTCTTTTAAACAAATCACTGTTTTCATCTTGAGCATCAGGATATATCTTTTGAGCACTTCCCCATGCTTCAGCTCTCTGTTTCTTATAAACCGTGTCCGCATCTTCAGCCGCCTTGCTGTCTTGCTTCTTAGCCTCTTTTTGGTCTCGCTGATATTCTTTATAAGCATAAAGTTTTTCAGCCGCCTCTTTAGGGTTTTCAACCCAGTCATCTTCAGTTGGTTGTGGTGGAGCTTCTTTGGGCTTCTGAGGAGTTTCTGAAAAGTCAAATTTTAAACTGCCATCTTCATTCTCTTTAATGTTCTTACTGAAAGGAGCAGTTAAGTCCTGATGTTTTTTAAGACTCTTTTGCATATCAGCAACCTGCTTATCAGTCTGAGATTGAAGATTCTTATATCTTTCTTCCCAATTTTCCTCGTCTACTTTTTCCTCGTCTACTTTTACTTCCTCATCAATAATCGGCTCAAGGTCGGTATCATCAATGATTCCGTCTTTTTTTTCTTCGTCCAACATTTTACTCTCCTTTTGAATCCCGCAAGCGGGGTATCCAAATTGGTTTGCGAAGCCCTTAATCGGGGTATCCGCTATTTATATTTTCATACTTTTTTTCATCGCTTCTTTTTGTTCCGTATCCGACAACTTATCAAAACTTTCGTCTGATGCTCCACCTCCCTTAATTCCCACTTTTATAATTTCTAATTCATATTCAGTTCGTTTATCATTTTTTGAGATAGCCTTCACACTTAAATCAGCCTCTACAGTAAACTTATTGTCAAAATCCTTATCTTTTAGAGTTGGTAATTGTTTTAATGATAGGCGGAATGACGGGTAGACAATTCTGTTTTTTGAAGAACCTACTTCCATTTCTCCATATAACTCTTTTTCCGATATTGCTGTATTGTATTTTTTCATCTTAACTCCCTTTTAGCTTTCTTGTAAGTCTGCCTTCTACTATCCGCCCTGATTTCTCCGTCGGTAAACTTAACATACCTTCTTGGAGAATCATCAGTATAAAATACTTTTCTTAATTTCTTTGCTGTTCGCCCATTCACCCTAATAACTCCGATCTAAGAAAGGAATTTTCTTATTTAAGAATCGTTGAGGTCTTTCCTGTTCCTTAGCAATCTCTTGAGCTTCTTTTATAATATTATCAGGTATATTTATCCATTCACAAATCTGATTATAGACTATTTGAGCAGCTCTTAACTCCTCAGGGGCAAGCTGTTCATTTCTCAAGTCTACAAAAGCTCCCTCTTTAATCTTCTCCCATTCTTCCTGAATAATCTTAAAGCCTGCTTTACTTATGGCTTCCTTTACCGCTGATGCTTTCTCTATGCGCAAATCCTTTTCTTCAGGAGATAATTTATTTGACATTATATACCCCCTCCTAATCTATTTTTTTCTTGTTCAAAACCAGCCTTTTCGGCATCTTGAATATTTCTTTGCGACTGCTCTTCGTTTAGTTGCCTCATTGCCTCTTTCTGAATTTCCACCTGAAACTGCTGTATTTCTTCTATTGAAGGCACAAGGTTCTCAGGGTTCTGCATACCAGCTTTCCTAAAGAGTTCAATTAGTATCTCTCTTGACTTTGTAGGCAGTTGTTCAAATAGAGGATGGCTCATTGAAACATCATACACAAGCTGTGCTCTGGTTAATTCTGTGTTAATATCATCCTTTGTAGCTGTCATTACTATATTAAACTTTTGATTTATAGAGTCAAAGCTTTCTGTGCTTAAAGGATTATCAGGAATATCTAATATCTGCTGCACCCATGCCTTTACTTCATCATCTGCCGCTTGACCCCAATATTGCTGATATAAAGCAAATCTCTGGGAAAAAAACTCTCCTATACTCATAGACATCCACCTAATATAGTTCTTAAACCCGATATTGCTTTCTTTTATCAATGCCATAATACCGGTAGCTGTAGGTGATTTATTCGTCTGCGACTCTGTCCCGAGGTTGTAATCACTTACATTACTTCTCTGTTGGGCATAGTTCTGAAGTAACGTTTCTTCGTCCTTTGACTCTCTTTCAAATCTTGGGGGTTGGACAAATCTAATAGACGTGTCAGCTATACTTTTTAATCTCCAATGCCTGCCTACTCCTCTCTTATGAATAGAGGGGTTAAATCCGCTTTCTTTGGTGTGCATCAATATCGGTTCATTGTAGTAAGAGTTTCTGTCTATTCTCTGATTATGGGTAGCATCAATCTCACCCTTTGTATCATATAGGGTTTCAGGTATACCAACACCAAACGGACGATTATGCAGAGGCATAATATAACCTGGGATGATCGGACACCTTTTATGTTTATATGGATACTTCTCCCAGCCGAATAATAACTTTTGCTTTAAGTTTACAATAGCCACTATCTTTTCTTCTAAACCATCTCCGTCTATATCATAGTTTAGGTATACTTCAAAACATTCTATCTTCTTGGTTTTACTGGCGAATTGAGCCAACTGCTCTCTTTTTCTATCATCTGACTCTGTGTTCTGCTTTTCTTCAAGCCCTTCTATTTTTAGCTTATCAAGGCGCTTATAAAGTTCTTTCTTGTCATCCTTTAATTGTCTGCGTAAAAAGTCTTTTGTCCGCCAAATCCTAACTCCTAATAATGAATTGTCCCAAGCATCCTGAATAGACTCGCTATCAGAAGGGAAAAGAACGTCTTTAATATCAAGCGTTACTCCATCAGGATTGTATTTCTTCCACTTAGGTTTCTTCTCAACTATATCATCTCTGATTTCAAATGGTACGCCTGATTTGGTTAACATTTCAGTAGTATGCTGACTGACTTCTAATCTCACGCCTGTTTTGGGGTCTTTCGCTATCTCACCATCTACAAGATACGCTGTAATGTCTTTTTCTTCCATATCCCGCTCTATATCCATATAGCTTTTCAAGAAACCTGTCCCGCTCCAGCACGTATTTTGAATAAAAAACCATATTTCTTTAGATAATTCAGGGTGAGTCTCTATGTCCC